TATAGTTGAACTAAGGTATTCGTGTTCATCTGGAGAAAAGTATGCTTGTGAAAAACTATCTACAGCTTGTATTCTTGCCTGAGCATTTTCTCCTAATTTTTGTATTTCTGCATCTGCATTAGGAGCGTACTCTCCCATCATATCAATATATGCATTAATACCATTTTCAAACATTTCTTGATCATATGCATTTTCTGCGCAATGACCTCGCCACCATTCTGTCATAGGATTTTCCATAACATCATCTTCTGTTATATGTTCTGGTAATGCAGGTAATTCATAATGTTCTGGAACTTCAGAATCAGCTTCTTGTGAAAGTTCATCTATAATTTGATCTCTAAGTTCATCTTTGTTACCACCAACATATTTTTCTAATTCTTTATATCCTTGTTCTAAATCTTCTTGTGATTTAAATTTACCAAGAATTAAGTCATCTGCTGTTGGTTGAACCAAAGTATCATTTGGTCTTTCAGATAAATTTTGTGGTTCTTGTGGCTGTTGTTCAGCCGTTTGTTCAGTAGATTCTGTTACTTCTGCAGTATTTTCTTCTGCTTGTTCTGTATTATCTGACATCTTGTTTCTCCTTTATGATGTTTTGACTTCTTCCTTTATTTAGTCGGCGTTGTATTAAACCTACTATATAGCGTTGACCTTCAATATGTCTTAGTTGCTGATCGCTTATTTCTGAACCTGCAACAGCTTCTATTGTAATCATTCGTAGATATTTTAATACTTCTGCACCTGCATCAGTTTTAAATACACTTTCAAAGATAAAATTAAGACGGGTTTCTTCGTCAGGACTTCGTTCAAAATTATCTAATCCTACTATACGATTAGGTTTTGCTTTCATACTCTATTTATACTACTTTGTAATGTTTTGTAAAGCGTTAATGGAATCCCTTGGTTGCATACCTGTTTGCTGTAACCCTTGAACCATTTCTCCTATTTGACCCGCCGCTTGTCCCATTTCTTTATCAGAACGAATTAACTCTTCTGGAACACCTAGTTTTTTAGCTAAAAACTTAGCCGTTTCGTTTTGCTTAACAAGAATATTAGTTAATTGTGGGCCAAGTCTGGCTTGTAACATTCCTATAAATCTATCTAAAGTAGCAACATCTTGTTGTTGTTGTGCTTGTGCAAGTGGCGAAGAGGATCTTATTTTTATTTCTCTACCATTAACAGTTGGAATTTGTATTCGCCCTTGTTTCTTTAATATATAAACTACTCGTTGTAATACAGGATTAACAAGTTCTGCTTGTAATCTTCCGAATGCCGCACCTATTTGACGAGAAAGGTCAGCCATTCGTTCTGCTACTTCTGTTGCTGACATAGGTGTCTTTTCGTTTGGCGTACCTAACATATCATTATATAGTGCCTTCTTTATATTTTGTCGCATATCTCGTAATACTAAATCTGAAACCTGAAAGTTTCCTGCAGGTTGAACAGGTGTAAGTCCACTACTGCCAACAGCTTTTGGTATGATTGTTCCGGGAATTAATTGAATATTATCAACATTAATTACACCATCATCTTCTACTTGATACATACCAGATATTGCCATTTGTGCATTTTCTAATATCAATTCAATAACAAGATTAGAAGTTTTAATTGCAGGTAGAGCAAGTTGTAGTGGCCCTCTTCCATATACTTCACCTGCACATTTACTCCATCTATATATTAAATATGGATTTGATCCCATTCCTTTAAATGTTTGTGAAAATAATTCTGCTTCATATGTTTCTGAAATAACACAGAATTGATATTCTTCTTCTTTTGTATTGTTATAATTACGATAAACTATTTCAATAAGTTTACATTCTGCATCTGGATTCTTGCCCATTTCTTCCATCATCCGTGCAGGTAATTTTGCATTAGGATAAGCATTTAATATTTGTCTAAATTTAATTCTTCTTTCTCTAAATATATGATCTATCTTTTCGTCGTGTCCTGCATCTAATAATAAATGAGGTAAAGGGATTGCTTTAAATTTTATTGGGTGTACAGCATCACCCTCTTCAACAAGTAGACATCCTGTACCTACTGCGCAATCTAAAAAGGTTTCGTGAACTTCTTGTGAAAAATTTGAGTTTTGTAAAATTTCAAATACATATTCAGTAACAGTATCTAACATTTCGTTTACTTCTTTTTGTTCATCTTTTGGAATTTCAGTACCACTTGTAAACTCTGCCCATCTTGCATAGTTTGGTACAATGCCTGATTGTAAACGAGATGCAAACTCTTGAACTCCTACAACAGCAGTTTCATCAAAGATTCTTTCACTTCTTCTTTTTGCTATACTTTCTGAATAGAATGATTCCCTTTGAGGTAAAGCATATTCATAGCAATCTTCAAAGATAGGAATCCATTGATCTTTTATTGCTTGTGCTCGTCTATATTTAGCAAGAAGTTGTTTGACCTTTGATTCCGAAAAATCAACAGGTGCTTGAGGTATGACATCTACAACCATTTACACTCCAAGAGTGCCACGACTAACTGTGCCTTGTACTGCTAAATAACCCGATCCACTTCTTCTTCCTGACATAAGCGACCTTCTGCCTCTTCTACCAGAAACTTCTGCAAGTGTATCTTGATATCTTTCTTCTTTCAACTCAGACTTCTCTCTCAACTGCTTCCTCCTATCTGCCGCTCTCTGTGCCCTTTGGGATGCAGAGATTGGAGGAGGAGGAGGAGGAGGAGCAGGTCTTGAGCCACCGCCACCACCACACATAAGCTATCTCCTTCTTTCATAAATGCTCTTGGGTTTTACATCAAAAACATTAAAATTTTTTTTAGCTATTATAGGTTTACTATATTTAGTACCGATTGTCAAAGACCTACCTTCACCTGCACCAAGTAATAAATATTGTAAAGCGTCGTGTACATGCGAAAATCTATTTTTATTTGGTCGATCATCATAGCGTTCACCAGATACTTGAAGTCGTCTATAATGATATCCACCTGCAAATCCTCTAAGTAAATTAATACAACTTTTATCAATAAGAATACCTGATTCACCATCTACCATTCTATTAAGACAAGTAGCTACAGACTCTATTCGCAATGTAACATCATTACTTGGAGCAGGTCGGGCAGTAATACCTTTACCTCTTAGTATTTGAAATGGTGTGCTTTCATCTGTTTGTACTCTATGATCTCCTGCAGGATCTCCAAATATATAAAAAGTTCTAGGATGATATCGTGCCATAGATTGTTTCATTAAATCAGAAAATTTAACAATACCCATATCTTCTGCTACAAGTTCTTCAAATACTATCCATCTGGTTCTTATCTTTTGTGCAAAAACACAAGCAGGTGTAAGACCAAAATCAATCCCCATATAAACAGGAAGATGTTCTGCAAGTGCAAGTTCACCTTTAGCCATATGTACATCTTGTCTATATGATTCATATACGGGTTTACCATCTTCAACAGTACCAAGTTTATTAAGAACATATACATCTATCCACGATTTTGTTTTACCACGGATAATATTACTATAATAATTCTCTGTAAGATTCTTTCTATTCTCAGATACTTCAGATTTTTTATATTCTTGTATCTCATTGTTTTTATTTTTTATTTCTAACATAGCAGGTGGTTGATTAAAAAATTTCCAATTATCTGGCTTAATCAACATCTTAGCTTCTTGTTTACTTATATAATCAGGTATAACAGTTTCACCTGCCATAATTGCCCACCAATGATCGGTATCAGGTGGATTGGTATCGCAAACGACTCCATACCAAGTTGGGCCACCATCACGCATAGATGGAAAACGACCAACACGCATAGAACAAGCATCAACAATACTTTTAGGAATTTCTCGTGCCTCATTGATCCATACTCCTGTAAGTTCCAAAGATAGAAGTTTCTTAACATCTTCAGGTCTATCTAACGCTAGAAAGATTACCTCACAATCAATATCGCCTTTTTTAAGTTTGTGTGTATAAGGTACACTCCAAGTAAAGTTTCCCCAATCTTCTTCAGGAAACCAATCTAGCCAAGTTTTTATTGTAGTAGTCTTGAGTTGAGGGTTAGTATTACGAATGACCGCCCATCTAGTTTTGCGAATCCCTTCATCATTCGGCTTTTGTGATATAGCTCGTTTAATTATTTCTATACAACAAGCTACAGATTTACCAGAGCCAACAGGCCCTCGTATTCCTCTAAAGAAAGTATCGTCTTTAAGAAAGTGTTTTATTGTTTCGCCGTCTGGCTTATAACTTAGTGATGCCATAATTAACTGCTAGTTCATATAATTTTTCTCTAGCTTGTTCAGATAGAGATTCTATTATTCTATCAGCTTCATAGTTAGTTACCATCTCTTTTGGGTAATGTTTCATATGTTGTGATTTAACAACAGTACGAAGTGTATCAATTTCTCTAATAGAATATTTGGTAAATATTGTCATTTCTTTCTAAATCTCCTTACTTTTCTTGCAATGGATTTTGGTTGTTTACTAAATTGTTTTCCACTAGCTTTATCTTTTCTTTTCTTAGCCGTTGTTCTCGCATATTCTTTTGATGATAATTTTTTAATGGCTTTGTCGGGTAAATATCTTTCGCCTGTTTCAGATGATTTTTTTCCTGACTTTGTACGCCATTTTTGTTTAGACCATTTAGATAACGAGTTGCTAGATTTTTTTGCACCACTATATCCACCTCCTGCTTTTTTGTATGCTTTGACGGCCGCTTGTGCTTTTCTGCCTGACCATTGACCTGCCGCCGTTCCGTGTGATGCCTGTGCTTTTATACGAGCAACTATTCTTTTCCATAGAGAAGGATTCTTTTTTTTTGCTGAACTCATCTTTTTGCTCTGTTAGTTGATCTTTTTACTATTCGTATATTTTTTTTTGAGTTATTTTGGGGATTACCATCTTTGTGGTCTATATCTTTTTTATCACCTTTTTTTACTCTTTTTAGTTTTAGAAATAATCTTCGTAGTTTATTTCTTTTGACACGATCTTTTTTTGACGAAGATGAGGATTGAAACTTTTCGTATTCTTTTTTGTAATCACGCTTTGTCATTACTACTTAATATATGCTCTTTAGCCATTTCATATGCTTTGTCTTTTGAATGACCTTTCATCATTTTATATTCAGCGTAGTCTTTTATTTGTTTCATTCTATGAAGTTCAAGGTCTGCCCGTTCTGTACGAACCATAGCTTCTGCTAATTTTTTACTTCGTTTTTGTGCTTTGTTCACCAATACCTCACTAGTTCAATTAATTCTATTATAACAATTAATCCTAAAAATAAAGCTAAAAGTGTATGGTAGATATTCCATAACACATAATAATTTTTTTGTATTTGTTTTTTAGTAGATTGTTTTTTTCTTTCTGCCATCAAAATCTTTTCCACCAAATGCTGTACCACCTGTTCCCATTCCTGTAGGTGCTCCTGATCTACCACCACCTGTTTTTGATGTAAGTTTTTCTTTGATTTTTTGAAGAGCACCACTTTTTAATCTTTGAAATAGATTTTTTTTCTTACCTGTATTTTTTTGATTGGTTTCTTTTTTCTTTAGATCAGGTTTTGTTTGACCTCTAGCGTCTTGATTTTTTAATTTCTCCATAACAGATTTCATTACTTTTTGATATTTTGAAGGATCATTTTTTTTGAGATTAGCTAGATTCTTTTTTGTTCGGTTTTCAGCAAACTTTCGTGCTTTGCGACCTTTAATTGTTTTATAAGCTATTTTACCCAATCCCGAAACAATAAGTACTGACGATCCCCCTGCTACAGCACCTTCAGTAAAAGTAAGAGGTCTTTGTTTTGTTTTTTTATCATCACCTTTAGAATCAGGTTTTGACTCATCACCTTTAGATTCAGATGTTGATTTTCTTCCTGAGTCATCAATTGCTCTTTTTGTTCCTACACCAAATTCTTTTCTAGTTTTAGGTTCACCTTTAGTATTAATACTTTTTTTAGAATCTTCACTTTTAGAATCTTTTTTTGGTTCACCTAACCGCTCACCTTTTCTTATCTTTTCCATTTCTTTTATTAAATTTTGTTGGAATAAACTTTTTCTTCTACCTTTATCAATTTCTCGTTCTTTACCTACGCCAAAATCTCCGGGCATATTTGCTTCACCAACTCTTGTAACAGATACCTTGCCACCTTTTTCTTTTTGTTTAAGTTGATATTTTCTTTTACCCATTGCACGAAGTTTAAAATCCGTAGGATTTTTTCGCAACTCTTGTTCGTATGTTCCTGTATAAGCCATAAATTTATTATCCTTTCTTTTTTTTGTTTGTCAAATTATGTAAAACTTTTTCTTTCTATTAAACTTGATCTACCAAGCAGACTTGCTTTTCTACCATCTCTGGGCATTACTTGTTTTTTTATTTTTGTTTGTGAATTAAGTTGGCGTTTACGATTTTTTTCACGATATTGCCTATCAGTTACAGGGCCACTTCCATCAGGATTAAACCCGTACTTTGGTTTAAATCTAAGTAATGATTTACCTAAACCAAACATAGTATGATACTCTTGTGATAATCTATCGTGTTCTTTTTGGTTTCGTGGCTTTCTATCTAAAGCGTATTTTAATCCGCTTAGACTATTATCTAACATTCTTTTTACGAGGTTAGCCATTAGCCTTTTCTTTTTTTAGCTAAGATAAGTATCTTCCTTTGTATGTTTTTGGGGAGATCCTTAAAGTGAAATAATTTTTTGCTAGAAGCTGTATGTGTGTTTCCAGAATGGGTTTCCCCATTAGGCATTTTATGTGATCCGCCTGTATGAGGTTTACCATCTTTGGTATAATGTTTTACACCTTTCATTAGTAACCTTTCTTTTTAGATTTCTTTTTTTTCATTGGTGTTTTTGGCATTTTATATCCGGGCATTTTATTTACCTTTCTTTTTTTTATTCTTTAATCTGATTGACATTGCTTTTGCTTTACGCCTTGCATCAGCTTTACTAGATGCACCCCACGCCCTAAGTGATAAAAGTAAACGAGTTGGTCTACCTTTACTATCTCTTTCAGGCCCCGGCATATTTCCCATTCGTGCTAAGAAAGATGCTCGTCTTGGATTATCACCTGACTTTACAGGTGCTTTTAATGTACCACCCGTTTGTTTCTTGTAAGATGCACGACCTTTTGCATTTAGTCCTCCTTTAGGATTCTTACCTGCTTTCCGTGTCCAAGCGGGTGAAGGCATTAGAATATCATCCAGATCAAAATGTTAATTATTATGTATGTAGTCATAACCGAACTTTAACAGAAATAAAAAAAAAATGCAACGAACCTTGAAAGACTCTAATGTCTGACCACCACCTACCTTATAATCAGGCACGGGTTTTTCTAACCCACCCTCATTTAATATGTCGGCGTTAGAAAAGCCGTGCCGCATAGTGGGGTCAGCTTGATGTGAATGACAATGGCAAAGAAGCCATTGACCATTCGGATTGGCTAAAGCAACAATCCTGATTACTTCAAGTCTATGTTTATACTGAAATCCCCTTTAACCATATGCTGATGTTTATCAGGTGCTTTGAATCCTGCCCTATCAAGTATATCCTTACTAGCTTCTAGTTGTACATACTCAGACTTCGCCGAAGTACAGAGGTCAAGCAACCTTGATTGTGCTTTAACTGCACTCATTCCCAAGTTATGAGTTATCTGCTCAAACATATACTTCTGTACTTCTGGATTTCGTAGCATACGGCTTGCACTAACTCTTGATGAATTTCCTTTATATCCTGCAACTTTGGACGCTTCTGTGATTGTGCAACCTGTTGCTACGAGCGTATCAACTAACTTCTTCGCTCTCGGTGTAATCTTATTGCTTTCTTTTAATGCAACGGACATACTCTTCATATATCAAGTACTGACAAAAAAGTCAACATACCTGTTCTTGAACGATCAAGAACCAAATCGCTCGTACTCCAACGAGTGTGGACTTACTTTAAAAGTAAGCAATCTTTTGTTCTTGAATGAGCAAGAACCAACTCACTCTTTCCCGAAAGAGAGTCGGCTTACTTTTAGCTTAAGCAAAGTAAGACAAAGTTTAACGGAACTTCGTACATTTTTAATTAAAGGGGACTCTTCTCAAGGAAAGAACCGTCCCCTCCGTTCGTCAAGGGTGATAAATCACCGATTGACTCTCTACCCCTGCAAGACCCTACACGATAATGAGTGGCACGATTGGGGTTAATTTATTATTGTTTGTATTAGTTTGTTATTACATTGATTTCCTTTCATTGTTAAGATTAATGAAAAATATCCAAGCTATATAATTTGATAAAGATTAGAGAAGTAGGGAAGCCACCTTGTTTTGTGGTTTATTTAGTGGTGGCTTTCTTTATATGCCGTCAGCCAACGGCAGTGGCCAACCCCCCAAAATTTCCTCCGTACCGACCATACCTAAAATTTTGGGGGGTTGCTAATTTTATCTAATTATATAGTTGGTATTTTCGCTATTAATCTTAACAATGAAAGGAAATAACAATGGCACAAACTAATACAAACAATAACAAATTAACACTTCTTGATACTATTAACGAGTTTGTTGGTTTTATGGATAATTCTTCTGTTCCTCCTACATCTGATGGAATGTCATATACTGATGGTTCTTATGATGTTGAATGGAATATTGATAATGTTCTAAATTTTGGTGGTTCTCTATCATATACTATAAATCAAATTTCTGCTAAGAAAAGTTATTATGATAATTTGAGTTATAGATTAGACAATATGTCAGTGGAAACACATACTCAAGAACAAATTGATTCAACAGAAAGACAGATTGAATTAGTAAGACCTGTAATAACTAATCTTTCTATTACTGAGGCTTTACAACAA